TTCTACTTCTGGAACCCCCATCCAACCCAACAGTTTTCGAGCCCTATAACTTACACTGCGTCCCAGTATAAAACTGGCTGTGTATGAGCAATTGAAGCAGTGATAACTCCAACCCTGTTCAGAGGCTTTGAGACCACCACGTCCACGCTTGTCGTGTGTGGATCCATTGTGCTGACAGCATACCGCATTGAAACTCAACCAACCACTAGGTGTTGTTTTCTTTTTTGCAGGCAAGTAAGCGAGGATATCAAGCATCTGTTGAGTATAACAGATTTGTCATACAAATGCAATGTTTAACGATAAAAGATATTGGTAACGTAGCCAGTTGTGATCAGCACAGTCACGGCCTGTGCTTCGGTGCCACCGTAATTTAACGGCAAGTAACCAGAACCGCCATTTGTGACAGTGATTTGTCCAATGCCGCTGGGACCGACGAATGGTGCAGCAATGGCTGTGGCACCAGCACCGTTGCCCAGAATCTGCACATAAGGTGCAGCCATGTATCCTGAGCCAGCATTGTTCACAGCAATACCCGTAACAACACCGTCTACCACTGTGGCAGTTGCACTTGCACCATAACCCTGACTGTTGTTAATGGCCAGGCGCAACAGTGGATGGAAACCTGGTATATTGATGTAAAAAGTTCCAGACTCGTCAAAATACTCACGGCTTTCTGTGACATCTACCCAAACAGATTCGTAGTCTTGGGCTGCCTGCACTTTGAGGGTACCAGTATAATGATCTAAATCATACTTGATGGTGGTCAAACTAGCGCCTGTGGTGTCGATATGGCTTGAGTAGTATTCTGTTAGATAATTGCGTGACAGTGGCTGTGGGTTCAATGCCCAGTCTGGCCAGCTTTGTGGTCCGGGCTGTGGCCAAGAATTTTTGCCGTTTATTGTGGGTATTGTCACAGGTTGACTGGCCATGAACTGTGGCAAAACACTATCTACAATATCGCAGTCGGCTCGTGCGCCAGCATTGTCGTCTGTGAATGCAGCCTGTACATAGTTTCCTTGTGTGCGTTCAATACTGTAGCTGCCGGGTTGTGCCAAGATATTGATGGTATCTGCTGTGTCCAGCACAACTTTGACCCGGCCCAAACTGGCACTAAGTACAGTCATGTCTTTTTCGATCAGCAATTCATCACCAGTCTGGTTCAGCAATCTAAAGCGAAATGTGCTGCCTGTAATGTTCACAGGCTTTTGATCTTGATTGATGAATTCAAACAACAGCACGTTGTCTACACCTTTGTTAACAGTTAAAGTTTTTGCGTACACTGGGTCGTACCTCGCAGTAAAGTATCCACCACTGGTGTCAATCAAAAGTACCCGAATGATTTGTTGATATAAGTAAGCAGTGGTTGAATACATAGGATCCTCAATACGTATTTATGGGCAATAACATCTTTGAAAAACTGGCGGAAAAATATCCCTTTATAACTCTTTGCGTTTACGCCAGCAACGAGTATATCGGCATAGTTCAGAACCGGGACGATGCTGTCACAACCATCTACGACTTTGGCGCTGTGCTCACACAACAAGACAAGTTGGAATTCTTGGAACTGGCCAACACTTGGTGGTGGGAAAGCAATAGAAGCATACCCATCAATATATTCCTGCGTGGAGACTGGGATCGATTCCGCTTTACTCTGCGCACATTCAGCAACAAAGACCTTGAGATCTTGCATGGTCCTGTGTGCAGCCTAATAGACATTGCTCGCAAAAAAAGCAAACGCAAATCAATTACCCTGGTTCGTCGTATTGATTAAATTCATGTGCAAGGCCACCAAGGCTGCATAGCTCACAGCGTGTGACTTTTTAAACGTATACCCACGCGATTCATCCCCGTCCCATACTGACGCAAACACTTCATCCCAAGACTTTCGTTGTAGGTGTGCTTTGCCCGGTCTAATAATACTAATAAAAGCAGCCATCCTGGGTATGGAGTCAGGTTGCATTGCTGCCAACAAATCCACGTAGTTGCCTACGTGTACCAACTGACTGGCCCAGGGTCGGTCTGTCCACAGTCGTGACCATGGAGGTGCGGCTGACAACATGGTTTCGTAGTGTGCAGGGTCCTGGATCAACTGATACACACTCATGTTCAACAGGTCAATTTTGAAATAACCACGCTGTTCTGCTGACTCATAATCTATGGCAGCACAGCCGTGTTCGGGATCTTGCGGAATGTCTGTGATGTAGATGCCAGAGTTGTGACGGCGTGGCTTTCCGTCTACTACCTGCCTAGCAGGTGTGTGACGGATCAGTTCTAATATCTTACTTCGATCTGGGACGTCAATGTCAATGTCTGCACTCATACTCTACACAATGCCACAATGGTTTTTAATTGTTCTTCAGCCTCACGAACAGCACCCATGGCATCTGCCACAGCAGGATACTGTTCAGCCATGGCTCGTGCTTCTCGTTCTTCTTCCATCTTTTTATGTGCCCAGTCTAGTATTGCTTCAGCGTGTGGATTCAGCCCCACATAATACTGACCCAGATTAAGTGGTTGCCAACTGATGCCATTGTATACTTCTAAACGTTGAGTGGCAGTGTTGTATTGTAACTGCCCTACACCCATGTAACCAGCGTTGTTGACATAGTTACTGCCTGGACCACCTGTGACTGAAATATATTTTCCAGTTTGACCAATGTTTCCTATCATGTTACCATCCTGCTTGTTTCAATATTAGTTTTGCGTATTCAGCGTCTGCGGCATAGTCTGAGAACTTCTTTTGCCATATGTCTGAATCTATGTAAGGCCATATCATTGAGACTTGGTCTGCTGTGAGTTCACCTAGGAATTTTTGTCCTGACTCACAGTTGTATATCACCCAAGGACTGATGCGCCCTGTTGTCACAGCATAGCACATGGCATGAGTGCTGCCATAACGCAAACAATCATTGGGCGGTGCCGAGTGAGTCTCACTCCAGTCTATACCAAACTCCACTGCTCGTGCCAAGGCATCTGCCACTGCTTCTACTTTTAGATAGTCTAGTAGATATTCAGTGTAGATTTTGTCCGAACCCCAGTTGTCAATTTTTTTGTTGTGCTTCAGCAACCACTCTGTGAACTGCCTGGGATTGATTGCTTTTGTGGCCACACAGTATCTGCCAAATTTTACAAAGGCCCGGTAATAAGGGCTGTCTGCAAAGTCATCAAATGTTTTTAGTTTTGCCGAACCTTGTGCAATTTCATAGAACCGCAAATAGGATTGAAAGCCCAGTTCAACACCACGTTCTGATCGTTCTTGTCTGCGGCGTTTGGGCTCGCACAAATGCACCACAAGACTTTCTGCACGACGAAATGTTTTCTTGCAGTAGCCGCAAGTGAGTTCACTTAGTGTCTCGTCCATGGTCTCGGATGTATTGATCAAGTTCTTTCTTTGTGGTCATTGAGGCTAGCATGGCTATTTCATCTTCTTTGTATGTGGGAAACAACTCTGCCAACTGCTTTCTAATACTGCTTGCCCCTGCACCTGTTTCTTTCTTCTTGGGCGAAATCCAATTGTGCCTAGGTGTGCCCATGTCTGGACTCACTGTTGTGGCACACAGCCATTGCAGTTCAGGATGCTTGTTAATATTGAAGAAGTGTTTGTTCAGTCGCTCGTTGGTGGAGATCAAATAAAACTCTTGCAAGTCCTGGCTGCCTTCTACACAGCTGGCCCAACGAATCATGAGATAGTTGGAGAACTTTTTGCGTTCCTCATCTGTAAGTTCGCGATAGAAGTTTCTGTTTTTGCGATCCAATTGTCGCATCTCATTGGCAATGTTTAGTTTATCGCTCATCTACTTTGATTAGTTTGTATATCATTATAACACGTTCCAAGGCATCTTGTAAAGCAGGCGTGGTCTTGGCCAGTCGCCGAATGTCGCCCCACATTTTACTTTCCTGGAGGTGATCAAACAAGGGCCTGCCATCTGATGTTCTGCTATCGTGATCGATATGATGTCCGTTTACTGGATCATATGAATGGCCTATTAACCGTCGGGTGCTGGGCTCGGCACCCGACTCACGGGCATACACTTCATTGCCCACACGTTCATAGACGTAAGAGGCACCAGGTTTAAGAGTTCCCATACTTGTAGCCATATTGAGTGTGTGCCCAGCGTAGGAAACGTTCTAAGCCTTCTTTGTCTTCTGGATAACTTTCCAAGTAAATCTTGGCCAAGCGATTGACGATTTCAAATATTTGTGGTTCAGTGTATGCCATGTTACCAACTTTTGTTGTAGTCTACTATCTCACAGTTGCGACTGATGTCTTTCACAAAGTACACACAGTCTGGATCAGGATCATCATTCAATGGTACAGCAAGTAACTGCCCATTCTTTAGCTTGGGTGCATACCACGATACTTCATGATACACATCCAAGATTTCAATGTCCGGGAAACTGGGGCGAAAACTTGTGAGTGGATTGAACTGAAACACTCTAAATCCACG